TTTCAAAATAGTTATTTTCCGCTGCGTCAGATTCATATTAATTGTTATCTTCCCGTATTCACAATCATACAATTCATTCATCGCTTTTATCACACACCTCTCCCTCTCCCTTTTAAACTCCTCCGTCCAACCGTTCTCCACTCCGCCTCCTTTATTCCCTTATTCCCATTGACAAATTTATTTATTAAAGGTATCCTTAAATAAGGAGGTGATAAGAATGAAAATGTTTAAATTTTTAATAATAACTCTATTAATCTCCACGTCTCTTTTTGCCGTAGTCCGCTATGACAGTAAAGGTAATTTAATAGAAGACGCTATAGGCAATCTCTATACCTACGATGCAAATAATAATCGGCTATCAATAACTTATACAAACGGCAGAACAGATACATGGACGTATGACGGAAATAACGTTTGCAGAAGTTATACAGACTATCTTGGCTACAGAACACTTTATTAAGATTTACCATGTTATATCCCAAAAATCACCAAAAGTTGGTTCGATTGTTCTCCAAAGTCTATTGCTTAAATCATAACTATAAACCCATGTGCGTTCAAAATTATTTATTATTGCCGAAATATTCGGAGGCGTTGCTGTATTGAATACCCATTGCCAATAATCCGGATAAGTGGAATCTTTCACATGAAATTGGATATTTATACTTCTATGAGTCGGATTGTAAACCTTCCCATCAATTGTTACCGCTACTGTATAATCCCCTTTGGCTAATCCTGTCGGTAGGATAAATTGCATCGCACTACCATCCAAATATACCGGATCTGACCCACCTTCATAAAATTCGCAGTTAGTTGCATATACAAAATCTGTGCATGATAGCCCACCGATAACTATACTATCTACTTTATCCTTGAATCCCTTACCTGTAATCCATAAATGCTCATTATGATATGTCCCTATTGGACGACCTGGTATCTGTGGATATCCGAAAGGGAAGGCAATTACATGAACATAATCAACAAAAATTTCACTCGCTATCCTGCTCACACTCCGGATCGGCTTCTGTGTTATCGGGTCCATGGTAATATCACAGCAATAACCGCTCTGCAATCCGTTCACCACCCTTATCACCCTGCCGGTATCCAACTGTATTATTTTCGGGCTCATGTCGTAATCTCCTCCTCTGTCTCCCACGTTAACCCATTGTCATTTGATACCACCTTGTAATATTTCCCGTCGGTCTTAAAAAAATCCACCTCAATAACGCCTGTCGGATAAAGGCATGCGGCGGGAATTCCGTCCTCAATATCCTCGTCTATTATCTCCGTCCAATCCCCGTACGTGCTTCCTGTCGTATCTGTACTACGTTTATACTCCAATTTCCCGTCATAACAACGGAACATCCACGCCCTGCCTGAATTGTCCTTTAAAGGGCACGCTCCGCCGTCAGTCGCCTCAATAATCTCCACAACCGGATTGGCACCTGTTGTTGAATCTGTCCGGTAAACAGCAAACTTCCCGTCTGCTACGTTAATACTTGCCATATCTCCTCCTACCAGTTCCGGACGAATCCGCCAGGCCTCCGCCTGTTCTGTACCGGTTTCTGTTGATTAGTTTCTTCTATATCCGTATTCTTCGCTTCCTTCTCCGCTTTCGCCTGTATCCCCTCAGCCAACGCCTTAAAGTTAGGATTAAGAATATACAGCGCGGCTGTAGCATATACCCTCATATCCAGTGCCTCGTTCCGCGCCCGTTTCTTCACCCATACCCGTGTCAGCCGTCCCTCGCGGAATTTTGTAACAAGCTTCTCCGACGTCAACTGCTGGAAATACTCCTCGTCACATTGCCGGTCATCGGGAAAATGGCAGTACGACGGCCCGAGCGTTTCAATATCCAGCCTGCCGTAAATCAATTCCTTAGCCGTATCCGTGCCTATTGGAAACAAGTGTACCCTTTGCGAATTTCTATTCGAAGGCCTGCCAGCAATCGGTCGCCCGGGTTGGTTACTACCCTTAACGGCAAATATGCGCCGTTTCTCACGCGGCTTAACAAAATTATAAACGTCCTGAGTAGAATGTCCGGTATCTATGCAAGCGCACGCAATCTTTAATTTAATTCCATCCTCATGCTCAAACTCCTTCTGTAAATAAATATCCAAATCCTTCCATACATCCACGCCCTTAGGATCCCCGCGAAACACTGCAACTTCAATATTCCATGACTCATAATCAATCCCCCAGCCGACCACCTCCGCCTCAATCCTGTCATCCTGAATATCCACCCCGCACGTCAGCACGCATACTTCCCGCGGCACCTCAGCGTCATAATGCTCACGCCTCGCCATCAATCCTATCTCGTTAACCCGGTTCCGACCTGATTCATTCCATACCTCGCCAAAAGAAGTATTAATAAACACCTGATGTGTATCCGGCGACTTCTTCGCCTCCAAAAAATTCCTCACCATATCATTCCAACTCACCCATGGGCTGTACAACTCCGATATATGAAACCCTGCAATCCTCTTGGATTTCTCCGTCGCACGCCATTCCCCTTTCCTTATCATAGCAAACTTCTCGTTATTGGTAATCTTACGCTGGCAAAACTCGCATACATAAACAACAGAATCAGTATTATGCGTCCCATCCGGATGTTTATCCCACTTGATTTGCGCCCATACCAAGCGCTGGTATTCCCCACATCCCGGGCATGGCACAAAAAAATACCGTTTATCTGATGAATTAAAAAACGCCTCAATGCGGCTAACTCCTGCAATTGTAGGCGTGGACGAACAAACAAATTTTCTATTCCAGAAAGTCGTTGACCTCTTAATCGCCAAATTAACCGGATCCCCTTCGGTCCCTGCTGACGCCGGATACTTATCCACCTCATCACAAAGTACAAACCTCACCGGCCGTGATGCCAATCCTGCTGGCGAGTTAGCGCCGCAAAGCGATAGATGCCCGCCGGGAAACACCTTATGCATAATAGTATTATCTTCGTCTCTTGACTTGGCAACAGATACTTTTCCATTTAACGCCGGTGTATCCCTCAGCATCGGCGCCAGCCGTTCCTTCGAAAACTCCTGCCCTTTCTGCAACGTCGGCTCAACCAGCAAAATCGGCGCAGGATCCATGTCAATAATGTAACCTGTAATATTTTCAATAACCGACGTCTTGCCAATCTGAGCTGAAGTCATCAACACTATATTTTCTATTTCCGAGTCATTAAACGTATCCATCATTCCGCGCAGAAAAGGCGCCCTGTCTGTGTGCCATTTGCCCGGTTCTGCCGCAGATTCCGGCGACAGAATCCGTTCCTTATCCGCCCATTGCGATACCGTCAACCGTGTCGGCGGCGCCCACATCCGGACAACCTGGTCCACCACTCCGCCCACCACCCCGTTCCACAACTGCGTCTCCTGAACCCCTATCTCCTCAACTCCCTGCTCCACTTATTTCCTCTCCATTTCTATTTTTTTTTCACCCGCTCGTATCTTCTCGGCAATCTCTTCCGCCTCTTCCTTCTTAAATCCCATCGCTCTTAACTGTGTAAAGCAATTTTCCTTCACATTTATTATTATTTTTGACTTTTCATATTCCACTCTTAGACCCTGCGGTGCAAATACATTAAGTGCAATTTCAGGTTCTGAATCAAAACTTTGTCTTAGATTAAAATCTCTTATATACTTTATTTCCTTGCCGTCTACTAATATTTTTGTAGTATAAGAAGGTCCATCGCTTTCTATAACAACAGTTCCTTCTCCTACATATCTTTGCTGATTGTCACCTTTTCCCATCATTCCCCCCTCCTTTTTTATTCCCTTTCTCCCGCTTCAACGCCGCACATCTCCTGCAAAACTTCGAACGCCGGTCAATCTCCTTCTTCCCGCATAACGCGCACAACTTCTTCCACTTCCCGCCCTTCTTGATTTTCCCTTTCCTTTTTACCTTTGCTGCCTCCGGTTCTTTAATTGCCTCCGCATGCTCGGGCTTCACCGCCGCCTGTTTAATCTCCTCCGACGTCATAGTCCCCAACTCGCTCAACGCCTCGAAAATCGCCTCCTCAATTTTTGTCTTCCGCTCCATCCGCTCTAACCCGTCCAGCGCAGGCGTAACCTTAACCGGTATAGATAACAGCCGCGCCCTGCATGCTGCAACCATCCCCGCCCACGCCCGTACAACCTCGTCTTTCTCCAGTAGATTACCCAGCCGCTTCGCGTAATCCAATGTCGCCATATCCGCCTGCATCTTCGTCAGCCGCGCCCGCTCCTCAATCAGCGTAATACTCCCCTGCCCTGCCGCCAGCTTCTGGTAATATGCAATCAACGCCTTCGTAGATGTTACAAAATCAATAATCCCGTCCACCGATGCCGGGACCAGCCCGTCTTTCGCCAACTGTTGATACCTCCGCACCGATATCCCGTAGACCGCCGGACAAACACTATCCAGTTTTACCGTATTCGCCATTCAACACTTACCCCTTTCCTGTAGGAATCTCTATCATCAAATCCAACCCTTCAATTCCGCCGGTATCTCCCATCCCCTTAAACTCCGCCATCGTATCCCTGGGACGCCTGCCGAACCCTGCTCCCGGCTTCTGAATCTGAAAAATCATATCCACCAGCTTGTAATACTCCTCATAAAACTCCCTATCATCGCAAATCCAGAAATTCTCCAAGCGCGGATTATGATTAAGATTCATACTTGTCTGAATAACAACGTTCCACTCGGCATTTTTAATAAGAATAAACTTGCAATGCGACGGAATAATCCGGACCGCATCCGCTCCGAACATATCACGCAACTGCAATGCAAACTCGGGCACCCGCCGCTCAAACGACAAATCCACCAACCACAACATAGTTCGCACCATATCCTTCTGCAGAAACGTCAAGCATCTCTGCAAGTCCCGGCTTGCCGCCGTCCATGTGGAAACCACCACATCCGCCTCGCCCGTCCGGTCAAGGATCGCCTCCATAAGATCCACCATGGAAAACTGCCCTTTCGTAAACCCGAACATCTCCTCAGCCCTACCCCATTCCTCGATTGCCCGGACCGCGCATTCCTTACTGAAGAACCGGTATATACTTCGTTTCTTTTTTCCTGCCGGTCGGACAATACCGTATCTGTTTCGTTTTATCCCTGGCATCTTTTCCCTTATCCTTATTCTTATCTGCCTTATCCTTTGAGCCGGTAAGCAACTTCGCCTTCTTACCCGTAAACTCCTGCCAGCGTTTCACAATCACGTCCACGTATACCGGATCCAACTCCATCGTAAAACATCTCCTGTCCATCTGCTCGCACCCGATAAGCGTAGAACCCGACCCGGCAAACACATCCAGGACAATTCCCGGACCTCCTTTTCAGTCAACTTGCGGTCCGGCACCCGGACATCCACCGTATGCTCCAGCCCGAACTTCTTCACCAGCTCCTGATACCTCAAATGCCCGCCGATAATCCCGTTATCCGTATTAATGATGAACGGATCCGCCAGGTTAAACCTGCTGATGCTCGTCATCACATCCCCCCTCTGCTTATCCGACGCCATTCTTGGATTATCCTCCATCACCCTCAGCACTGCCAGCCTCCTCTTCTCGCTCTTCCATACAATCTTCCTCATTTTGCCCTCCGGTATAGGTTTGGGCTATAATAGGACAGTTACATTCACTATAACGAGCGACTGTCCATAGCCTGGCCGCTGTACCGGTTGGGTTGCTCCCTGCGTCAACAGGGAGCCGGTCGCTCACTTCCTTTTACCATTCAGTAATAACATCCGCTTCAATCCCTTTCTTTTTAAGTTCCGCTTCTATAAATCGGTTAAAATTACAGCAATCTGGGCTGGCTTCATCTATGAAAACCACAAATGTTCCGTCAATGTCTTGTTTAACTTCAAAACAACTAAGATCTCCCCAATTTATCGGCTCATCAATAAACTTGCAGCGCTTGCCAACTTTCCCGTTCTTACCATATAGGGATTTTATAATGTCATTGACAAATTTCTGAACTTCCTCCTTCCTATCTTCCATCTCTTACCTCCCATGTCCGGATCCGAACCACAAAACGAAACGAAACCCTATAGCCCCCCGCCGCCTAAAAAAAGCATGCACCTGTCCGTTACC